CTTCTTGTCAGATATATCTCGCTTGGCATCGCCAGTAGATAACTCAAGAAGTTGTATCTTGCAACCAAAGCAACCTTCTACATACTCTGGATGTGTCTGTCTTTGATGTAATCCCATTTGTCCCTATACCTCTGTAAAGTTTGCCTCTGTGACACCAACTCCACCAGCAATTAATGCTGCCTTTGTTGCATCGTCTACGTTGTAGTTTCTACCACCGCGATAGACCACCTCGAATGTTGGTAAATCTGAGTCAAGGATGTATCGTTCTTGGGAGTAGACTCCGTTTTGCTTTACGATTGACACACCTACATCTAATTTATAGAAGTAAAATAGGCGTGCTCCACCAATAGGACCTTCTTGTACTGTTGGTGTTCTGAATAGCCAAGTAGCCATTAGTCCTCCTTAGTGAACTTACTCCGTGACAGGGAGTTTCCCCCCTGCCACAGCGTCAATTAACTACTAGAGAGCAGCGATTGATGAGCCTGTTTCTAGGCGGTAAAGTGCTTCCTCACGGTAGCGTGCAAAGCCGAGTACGCCGTACCAACCCATTGGGCGGAAACGCATCAACTTGTCAACGACTGGTCCGATAACAACGTGTGGCTCTTCTGCAACAGCCTGAGCCATTGCTTGCTTTCCACATACGATTGTTGAGAATACGCGAGTTACTGGTGTAACAGTTAGAACTGTAGATACTGTAACTGCAGCAGAGTTAGCAACGTCAACAGTGATTGTTGTTGTTGAACCTGATGTTGAAAGAGCAGTAATCTTTGCAGATGTTCCTACGCCAGTTCCTGAAATCTTGTCGCCAACTTCAGCGCGAGATGCAATAACAGATGATGAAGCAACGCCGAATGTGAATCCTGCTGATGTTCCTGCAACTGTTGCTGTTGTTGTAGCCAATGCTGTCTGGTCTGCACCTGACTTAGTTGAGTACAAACGTGGTGACTCTACGAAGAATGCGCCTTCGTACTGTCCAATTTCTCCAGCGTAGATGTTCTCTGGTGTGGAGTAATTGTGTGGGTCGCGCCATCCTGCTGCGCCTGTCTCTGCACGAAGGTCGTGTGAAACTTCTGGGTGGATACCTGTCCAGTATAGTGAACCCTTACGGTATGCAGCCTTTGCTGAACGCAACTTAGCAACAGCCTTACGGATGTCTGCTGAGTCTAGTGTTGCAGCAGCAGTGATTGTTGCTGTTGATGTAGCAGTTGAACCGCCGTAGATTACGTTTGTTCCACCGTTAAGTGTGGTCATCGCAACCTTATCGATTGAGTCTGCAAGGTTGAACGCAATTACGTTAGCGATTGCTGGGTCAACATCTGCAAGTGAGAATAGTTCCAAAGCGCGTGTTACAAGAACAGAGTTACCGTACTCGTTAAGAGTAATTGTAACTGTGTTAGGTGTTGACAATGCGACTGAATCTGGGTCTACTGTCTCTGTTAGTGTATCTGTTGCTGCGTTTAGGTCAACGTACTTCTGTAGAACTACAGTTGAGCCTGGAATTGATTGCTGTGCTGGTGTCTTGTCTGCGACTGAACGAATTAGTGGTTCGGCGCGGAGAGCGAACTCAAGAAGACGGTCATACGCCTTCTGTACAAGACCTGCACCGCCGACTGTACCACCAAGAGTGGTCGAGCCTGTGGATGTATATGCGTTAGGCATATGCGGTCACCTCCAAGTGACTATGAACGGATATGATTATTGTGAGCGTAGGATTGAAAGAATGTCTTCTTCAGACGTTGCCTGAGACATTCGGTATTCAATATCATTTGCTCGGTCAGGGGTCATAGCGTTCTGTGTAACCAAGTCCTGGTTGCGTAATGCAGCGCGGTCTTCTTGACTTACACTAGAACTATCTTCGTTAACCGTTAGTCCGAACAAGTCTGCATTATCATCGAGCCAGTTAGAAACTGAATCTTCGTTAATGTCATCCAAGTCCTTCATTACTAAACGGGCTGCTTTAAGATTGACGCCCTTCTTTTCTAGTACTGACTTGATAACTGCCTCACGCTGCGACTTGGAAAATCCCTCAAGTTGCTCAGTGAGTTCCTTAATACGCTTCTCGTCAGCACGCTTGGCTTTTCGCAACTTTTTAAGTAAGTCGCTTCCATCAATAGGTGCTTCTTCGATTGTGTCTAGGTCATCATCTTCGTCGTCCCAGTAGTTGTTGCTCATAGCAACGCCACCCTTCTATTCGTAGTTAGTTCGCAAGCCTCAGGTTCCATTCGGGGAAATGGTCTGGCTCTTACTACCAGTCTTATACGCTAATGGGGCTGGTGGGTCCATTAGGATTCTGTTTATATTGTTTTGCTCTGACCGAAACTCTTAGAGCCAATATTTCCTGCCTTGCCGCTAAAGCGACCTACTTCAGTTTCGGCTAACTGTTCACGAGCACGCTTTGCGGAGGCTAATCCACCAAAGACTTCTTGCTCTGCTTGCAATCTTGTGTAGTCTTGTCCACCAGTAATTGATGACAAGAACTCGGAACGAGGTGCAATTGATGCAACCTGTCCGTAACCCTTTTGTGCTTCTTCTTTTGTGATTCCCAATGAAGCGAGTTCTTCTAAACCCATACTTCCAGTTGTTACATTTCCGAATACGTCTGAAGCCTTTGTTCCACCAGCAAGGCTGGTATCTAACTTCTGAGCCAATGCGGCTCCGCCGATTTCAGCAATCTGTACCTTACGTTGCAATGCTGGTAATCCGTCCTTTGGATTAAGCATTGCTCCAACGATGTCGCCAGTTGTAAGTTCTGGATAGTTTCTCTTAAGAATCGCCTTAGTGTTAGCATCAGCGTTCTGCACTCTATTAACTGCCAATGCAATGCGGTCTGTAACCTCAGTTGCTGATACATCTCCAGCGATAAAAGAACTCATCAAATCATTAGTAGCAAGGTTACTTACACCATAAGACTGAAAGATTTGTGCGTATGCACGCTCAGCGCGTAGGTAATCTGCTGCATCAATTGCTGGCTTACCAGCAGCGATGCGTTCCTTGTTTGCAGGGAAACGCTTTTGAAATGCAACCGCTAGTGGGTCTTTACTGCTAGGGTCTTGCATAATCAATTTAATTGTGTCAGTTGTATAACCACGCTTGATAGCATTTGTTATAGCATCTGATAAATCACCAATACCAAGTGATGATAGAAATGCTTTGATTCCTGCAACAGCATCAATCTGCTCTGTGGTTAATCCAGTAGTATTGAAACCTGTACCCGTGCCAGTGCCCGTTCCTGTACCAGTTCCAGTTCCAGTTCCTGTACCTGTTCCTGTACCTGTTCCTGTACCTGTTCCTGTACCAGTTCCTGTACCTGTTCCTGTTCCCGTACCTGTTCCTGTACCTGTTCCTGTACCAGTTCCTGTACCTGTAGCAGTAGGTGTTCCATTGACTCGATTACGTCCTGGTTCCCAACCTGCGGCTTTTGAGCCAATAAGTGGAGACATAGTAGGCATAATAATTTGATACTCGCCGTTGATTCCACCAACCCATTTGACAACTCCTCCGCCAGCCTTCTGCTCTGCAGACATAACTGGCTTTGCAGCCACTGCTTGAGCGTCAGCAATGCGCTGTTCTGTTACGCCATATACATCAAGTTGACCTAATGCATTAATATCTTTTGGGGTAATGCCACGTGCAGCACGAAGATTGTTGAGTGTATCCTTAAATATATCTCCAGTTGAAGCAAATACTGGTGTTGCTACTACCGCTGGTGCAGGACCTGCCTTTGCAGCAAGTGCAATATCTTCTGGAACTGATGGCTTTGATAGCGTTGCAACAACATCTGTTGCTAACTTATCTGCTGCTTCTGCACTTCTAAATGATTGTAAGCCACCGCCGTCAACCATCATATTTGTATTTCTAGCCATTAGCCAACCTTTCCAAAAGTTTCAGCAAGGCTTAGTGCAGCACTTGATAGTGAATCTTGAGCGTTCTTTGTGTAACGCCACTTAGGGTCGTTACGCAATGAAATCTGATAATCATACAAACTCTTAAGACCCTTTGTTGCATCACTTGCTACATCGCTTAATGTAGAGATATCAATTAGGTCTGGGTCCTCTTCTAGGATAGTTGCTCTAGCCTGAAGGTATGGGCTTAGTAGTTGCTTAACTGTGTACCCTGCATCTATCTTGTCAGATAGCACTGGGAATATTGTCTTAGCCTGAATACGAATAAGTTCTAGGTTTGACTTTAACTTATTAGGGTCAAGTGCTGAGTCTAATGCTGTCTTATACAAAGAGTCAGGTGTAATCTTTAGACCATTATCTGCATATGCACCACGAAGGTTTGTTAATGCTAAGCCAAAAGTTCCCCTCTGTAGAGAATTAATAGCATCCTTATCGCCTAGTTCTGCCTTAGCAATCTTTGCTGCGGCATACTGCTTGACATACTTCTGCATTAAGTTAGTGCGCTCTAGTTCTGATACACCGTATGTACCAACCTTGACTCCACCTATCTTAGTGGTCTTGGTTGTACGAGATAGTTCTAGTTTCTTTAACTCTTCGCGGTAAGCATTGATAACCTCTTTAGGTGCAGCCTCACCGAATACGGTTGAGAACTCTTCCTGTATATCAGCCAATGCTGCTGCAGATGATGTGACATTTGCGCTAGGAAGTTTCGCCTCAGCCTCAGCCGCTGCGCTTCCCGCATACTCTGACTTAAGATAAGAGATTCCTTCATCTAGGCTCTCGGCATCAACTCCACGTTCCTGTTGATTCTGGATAACTCGTATGATTGCTCCAGCAAACTGACCCTTGAGGTCAATCTTTCCGTTAACAACATAGTTCTTTGGCAATAAACCAAGGCTCTTGAGAGTAGTTTGGTAGCGCTTAATGGTTGCAGAATTAAGGTTCTTATTAAGCCATTGCTTGATACCATTACGGTCTAGGTACTCAACTCTTCCTGGAGTCCCAGGTACTGTAACAGTCTTTAGTTCTGAACCGACATACTTCTTTGATGTTGTGTCAGGTGTGCCAGGGATATAGATTGGATATACGCCAGGAGTGTACTGAGATGACGAAGAATCACCAGAAGATGCTCCGCTGCCGCCAGGCTTTACAGATGCGTCATTATCGTTTGGGTCGATGACAGATTTATCAACCCCAGCGCCAGGTGCTTCATTAGGCTTTTTAGGGTCTGGATACCACGCTACGTAAGCGTCGCCATCCTTATCTTCGTATTTGCCCAACTTATTC